AAAAAGCCGCCCGTGCTGCCGTCCCGACTCTCGTAAAAGTGGGACGACAGCATAATCACGGCCTGCTCGGTGGTAGGCGGCATGGCGTGTTCGGCATAAAAGCCCTCAGCAATATGCTGATAGCTTTCGGCGTAGGAAACAGCGGCGCGGATAAATCCCCGTAATAGGTCATCATCCGCGCCGTGTTCCAAAATAAGATTCGCTTTGACTTTTTCGAGCAGTTCATCCACGCCGTCCACCTCCGATTACGATGCTTTCTGCTGCAGCACCTTGATCGCCTCGGGCAGCGTCAGCTTGCCGTCCAAGCGCTGAGAAGCGAGAAATCCGACCTGTCCCGTTGCCGCGAACAGCTCGTTGAGGCGTTTGAAGGTTCTGCCCTGACGGTCTGCGATCCAGTAATAGCTGAGATCGCCGAAGATGACGGTCTTGTTGCTGGCCGCCACTTCGGGCATAAACTCGGAGGTAATGACCCTCTTGCCGAGAATGGTGTCGGGCGTGCCCGCCACAAGCGAAGGCTGCCACAGATACTGCCCCTGGCTATCCTTGAGCTTACGGATCGTCTTGATGGTGCTGTCGTTCATGATCAGCACAGCGTTCCTGCGGTAGGGCGATCTTAAGGAGTAGATCAGATCGATCAGCTCATCCGCAGTGATTGCGGTTGCGCTTGCCGACGTAACGCCGACCTGCGCGCCTCCGGTCGTATGGAGAATGCCGGTCGGTTTGCCCACACCGTCGCCCGTAAGAAAAGCCTCTTCTTCAGCAGCGCCCACGCGACGCGCAAACTGTGCGGCGATGTAGCTTTCCAAATTGAAGAAAGCGTCATTGAGCAGCTCATCCGACACCTTGAGCATCGTCGCAACCTTGTATGCATTGAGGGTCACCTGTCCGAAGCTGTCGTCGCTCTCGGGAATCGCGCCTTCTTCATCCACCCACGAAGCCGTGCCTTTGGTTGCAACCACGGGGATTTTCCGATCACCGTAGCTGGTGCTGATGATATTGCAAAGGGTGCGCAGAACGTTGGCCTCCTCCAAGGATTGGATCAGGGTCCGTTCGAATTCGTCCGGCACCAGATAGCCGCCCTCGGTATCGGTACCGATCTGCAAGGCGTTCTGCACGTCGAAGCTGTGTTTGTTGCGCATAGCCTTCCAGAAGGCCTGCCTGTACTCGTCCGTCGCCCTGCCGGTCTTAACCTCACCGGTAGTCGTGGGCTTGTTGGTGATAGGGGTGTTGGTCGGCTGAGAAAGCTCCAAGTCGATGGCAGCCTGACGCTCCAGCCGTTCGATTTCCTTGCCCAGCGCCACCACGTCGGCTTCCATTTTTTCATAAGCCGCCGTGTCCTCTGCGGACAGAAGCCCGTCGCCGCCCCGCTTGGAATCCAAAAGGGCCTTGGCGTCTTCCCATACCTTTGCGCGCTTTTCGCGCAGTTCTAAGATTTTGTTCATTGTCGTTTCCTCCTTCAAAATTTAGGGCTTAAGCAAATCGAGCCGCTTTTGCAGCGACTCGACCGGGGTGCCTGTGGGTTTTTGTTGTCGTGTGAGCTTTCGCAGGATGGAATTGGTGACCGCCTGTCGGCTGAAGATCATACTGGCCGATAGGTCAAATTCGGCAGGCGGCGCATCACTCTCCGTGAACAAGAGGTCGTCGGCAAAGCCGAGTTCAATCGCCTTGTTGGCGTTCATCCAGCTTTCCGCATCCATCATGTGGGAGATACGCGCCCGGGAAAGACCTGTTTTCAGCTCATACGCGTTGATGATGGATTCCTTGACCTCATTGAGCATGGCGATGGCTTTTGCCATCTCCTCGGAATCGCCGATGGCAATGGTGGCCGGGTTATGGATCATCATCATGGAAACCGGCGACATATATACCTCGCCACCAGCCATAGCGATGACCGATGCGGCGCTGGCCGCAATGCCGTCAATTTTTATGATCACGTTCCCGGGGTAGTCCATCAGCATGTTGTAGATTTGAGCGGCAGCAAAAACGTAGGGTAGGAAAATGCCGCCTTGCCACATTTCTGTGGTAGGTTTGCATAGTCCCCCCTCCGAACCGGACTTACCCCTCTCGAGGTATCCGGCTCTCCATTTGTACTTCATATCAGTCGATTATTTTTCCATGGATACGCTTGTGGCACTCCCTGCATACCACCAGCGTTTTGCGTCGTTTTGCGATCATGATGCGTTCCCAGACAGCTTTTCCTTTTAAGTCCTTAACTTTGTGAATATGATGGACTTCATAATTCTTGCTGTCGGCATCTCCACACAATTCGCAAGTGTGCGCTAGCAACCGCGCCTCAAACGTTGTGCGGCTATGAAGATGTTGAACGGTGAGTTTTGGAATTTCATCCGGACACTCACGATTATTTTCGCAATCTTGGTACGTGGCTAATCGCGCCCTTCTTTCACCCTTTTGGGTCATATAGGGGACACTCCAACCTTTTTCATCCTTGTATTTTTGCACGATTTTCACAACGTTGCATTTATGTTTCGCACCCAATGTTTTCAAACAACTGTATTCCATAAGGTGAGAAAAATAATGCAGGCAATTAAAATTGCTAGAGAGATTATAGTAGTTGCATATCCCTCTGAGCTCAGCGTTATAAGCAGTCACGATTTCCAGATCGGTTAGGTGAAGCAATTTGTTCCTACTACAGGGTTCGAGTTTTCCATCCTTTTTCCACACGATATCATGTGCGAATAGAAATTTCTCGATCTTGTCTACAACCGGAATGTTCCGCTCTACCTTGCCGTTAAGTGTACGTTTGATTCTGCCGTTTGCTGTGCGCCGTGCTGTGTCATCGCGACGAACTCGGACGTCATAACCGAGAAAACGCGCATATGAGTTGCTATGTGTAATTAGTGTTTTTTCTTCGCTCAATTCCATTTTCAACACGATGTCAACGAATTCCGTGAGTTTGCTCTTTATCTCTTTGCAATCCTCATGGCTGCCAACCACGCCTATCAAAAAGTCATCCGCATACCTTACGTAGCTGATTTTTTTGTCGGTTTGTGATTTGCATGGCAAGGTCCGCAGCTTCTGCCTTAAAAGATTTTTCTCCTTGACGAGTCCTGCCTTTTCGTTCACTGTGGCTTTATCCAAACGATTGTTAATCGCTCTGATTTCCCTCATAGTCTTTGCGTAATGGGGGTCATAAGCTCGATCGCTAGGCTTGGCAAACTGGTTTCGCAACTCAATTACGAATTTATCCAGCTCATGCAAATAAATATTTGCAAGTATTGGAGAAATGATACCGCCTTGAGGGGTTCCACTGAAGGTATTTTGATACCTCCAATCCTCCAAATAACCGGCCTTGAGGAATTTCCACAGTAGTTGAATGAAACGAGCGTCTTTAATTTTCCGGCCAACCATTTCTACGAGCGTTTGATGGCCAATATTATCGAAACATCCTTTTATGTCACCCTCAATAAACCAGCGAGCACCGGTAAAGGTATGCTTCACTTGTTCAAGCGCCGTGTGACAACTGCGTTCTGGACGAAAGCCGTGCGAGCAATCCATAAATAGCGGCTCATATACCGCTTCAAGAATCATCCGCATAACCTCTTGGACCAGCTTGTCTGTAAACGTTGGGATGCTGATTGGTCGCATCTTTCCGTTTGCTTTCGGGATGTATATCCGTCTGGCTGGTTTGGGTAGGTAGCTTCCATCTTCTAGCTTGACTATGATGTTATCGATTTTTTCTGGGCCAAATCCATCGGCCGTGTCTTGGTCAACTCCCTTTGTGGAAGCGCCGTTGTTTGCGTACAATTTCTTGTACGCGAGGTAATAAAGGTCCTGACGTAGCATGAATCGGTATAACCGTGTAAATACTTCATCAGGGTTTTTCAGGGAATTTCGACTGATTTTCTCTAAAATCGCCGTTGTTGGTTGCATGGTGAGGTTTTCCTCCCTAATCAACGTTTGATTTCAGCACGTACAAACTGTCCCCCTTCGCCATGTAATGGTCGTTATCCATCGCGGACTACTATGGGGACTCCGTTGCCATATTGGATATTCAGCGTCATCTTTCTCGGATTACTCCTTGAAATTTATCACCGTTAGGCATTACGCATAGACCTAGGGTCGTTCCAACTTAAGCAATCCTCAGTTAACGCTATTAGTAGGTATTTGGATTGTCGGATACACTTTTGCTTCTTTAGCACTGGTTCTCCAGCATGTCATGCGGGGTGATTGATAACCCGTTGTCTGGCGACTTCCTACACCGTTTACCGCATCGAAGGTTTCAGGCAAATTTCCTTCGCCCTCCCGGAAAGGGAACTCGAAGCTCGTGTTCAGCAAATACAGCTTTATCCTCATATCCAGTTGTCATCGCAACTCAGTCGTGCCCGATTGCCTTTGGGCAACTTGTCGCTTTTCAGGCGTGCTATGTTCCCGTGTCAGCTTTCGCCTTTCGGTTAGCCTGATTGACTGCCGCGTTATCCTACGGCGTAGTACCTTAAACTACTTCTAATAGCGCCCTATCTGAGCGCACGTCACCGCCTGGACTGTTGATCCAGATAGTAATGTCGCCCGAGCCGTTCATCAGTTCGGACTTGAAAAGCTTCGGTGTCACTTCGTCGCCATACCACGTTTCCTCGGCGATGGCACCGTCGAGGTAGAGGGTCCGGCCGTCTTCGTTCCTGACCCAATTCCAGAATTTCCTGTTCAAGGTGGGTTACCTCCTTCGTTTTTACTGGTTGACCCGGCAAACAGCCCTGCATCCTGAAGTTTGGTCATGTTGCCATTGATCAGGTACAGGTCGCCGCCAAGTTCGGGTGGGATGGGATTCATATTTTCCAGTTCCCGGATGTCATTGCTGGAAAGCCAGCCGTTCTGCCGGCCTGTTGCGTAACCACTCATTCGGCTCTGATAATCGCCGCGTAGCAGCCCGTCCAGATTGAACTTCACGAAGTACTGCTTCTTTTCAGAAGGTAGGAACAGCGCTTTCTGGATTGCCATCTCCCAGCGGATCACCCACGGATCGAGCGTGTACTTCACAAACTCCAGAGACTGCTGCTCGATGTTGGAGAAGCTCGACTTTTCAAGGTCAGCCAGCATGTGCGGCGGCACCCGGAAAATTCGGGCAATTTCGTTGATCTGGAACTTTCTGGTCTCCAGAAACTGCGCCTGCTCCGGTGGAATGCCGATCGCCTGAAATTTCATGCCTTCCTCGAGCACGGCGACCCGATGGGCATTGCTGCTGCCCTGGTATACGGCGTTCCAGCTTTCACGTACCCGTTTCGGGTCCTTGACCACTCCCGGATGCTCCAGCACGCCGCCGGGATTGGCTCCGTTGGCGAAAAAGGATGCACCGTACTCCTCCGTGGCAATAGCCATGCCGATGGCGTTCTTGGCCATGGCGATAGGCGAGTAGCCGATCAGGCCGTCAAACCCCAGGCCGGGAATATGCAGCACTTCGTCGCGGCGAAGCAGGTACACCCCGCGATCGGTCTGGTATTGGTAGATGATCTCTCCACCGGCAGCCCGGTCGACAGTCATTTTGTCCGGCAACAGCGGGTAAAGTGACAGAATCTGGCCTCGGCCGTCCCGGATTATCTGAGCATACGCGTTGCCCCATAACAAAAGATGACTCATCAGGGTTTCGCGGAACACGAACGAAGTCATCTCGGAATTGGGCTCGTTATGTAAAAGATAGTAGAGCGGGTGCTCCAGCGCTTTTTCCTTGCCTCGGTCGGTATAGCGGAAGGTGTGCAGCGGCAGACTGGCAATGGTCTCAGCCAAGATCCGGACACAGGCGTACACAGCCGTGGTCTGCAGGGCAGTGCGTTCGTTGACGGTCTTGCCGCTGGTGGTGCTGCCAAAAAAGAAGCTGTAGGTACTGCCCGGCAGCGTGTCTTTCGGCTTGTCACGTGCTCGGAATAGATTTGAAAAAATATTCAATACTAATCATCTCCTCAACGAAAAAGGACGCCACTATGACGTCCTTCCAATAGCAATTGCAGTGGCTTTTTACAAAAATGCCGCTTTTATGATCAACCAGATAATAACCATCCAGATGATAATGATCGGAAGTGCGTAGTACCACTTCTTTGGCTTGCCATTTATCCACATATTCTCTGACTCCAACCGGCACTGTGCAAATATGTCTTGCGGGATCAGTTTTATCGTGATCGATATTAGTACAGGCAAAATGATTAGATCATCCAAATACCCTAAAACCGGGACGAAGTCTGGGATCAGATCAATAGGCGATAGTGCATAGCCAATGGTTATGCCCGCAATGATCTTTGCCAATATCGGTGTTTCCTTCTTGCGCATTGCGATGAAAACAGCAGGGATATCCACTTTAAACTGTCTGGAGCGGTCCTTTAAATTCACAAGCATGCCTCACATATTTTAGTAACAATAACAATTATAACATTCCATTGTCACCTCCCTGTCCAGCGAGTTTTCGATTATAAAATCAGTAGCCCCCTGTCGTCATAAATGGATGAGTTTGTATTGTTTCCATTCCGGATCGCCCTATCCAATGCCATGATGGTGGCAACAGCACCGTCAATCCGCTCGGTTGATTTCTCTTTATCGGGTTTGATATTTCCAGCGGGGTCTGTGCGGACAAAGATATTGTCCATCATCCACCTGAGGACCGGATGACCGCTATGGGCGAGCTTGCCTTCAAGTGTCAATTTCATCAGTTCCTTGGTCGGCGGCGACATGTCCTTGAAACCTTGGCCGAACGGCACGACCGTGAAGCCCAAACCCTCGAGGTTCTGCACCATTTGGACCGCACCCCAGCGGTCGAAAGCGATCTCACGGATGTTGTAGCGCTTGCCCAATTCCTCAATAAATCGTTCAATGAAACCGTAATGCACGACGTTGCCCTCTGTGGTCATCAGGTAGCCTTGCTTTTTCCATAAATCGTACTGGACATGAT